CCCAATAGACGATGGGCTGGGCGGGGCCGTTGAGCTGGGAATTGAGGCCGGTGCCGATGCCATTGCCGAACCGCTGCGCGTCGCCGCTGACACCGACGGCAAAGCTGGCCGGGCCCGTGACCGGATCCGTCACCAGGCAGGTGACACCGAAAAGAAGCGACCGCTGGGGGATGACGATGGCGGTGTCCGACGTGACAGCAGCGTCGAGCACATGGGTTTCGGCAATGGCATCGAAGACGAGTGCCGAGCCGAAGGACGTGATCGCATGGCCCTGCCGCCAGCGGCCGTGCAGAAAGCGGGTATCCCTGCCCTCCTCCACGACAAGGCAGCGCCAACCCTCCTGCGGGGGAAAGAACCGCCAGGCCCCGTCGTGCCAGGCGGCAATGCTGTGATCGTTACCGGCCCAGTCGCCGGTGGCGGCGGCAGGCACGAGGTAGCGGTCACCCTCCCCAGGGGTTGCAGGTGGCGCGGTGAGGCTGCGGCTGATCACAGATAGCTGAACAAGCGCGTCCAGCATCATCAATGCGTCATTGTGGGTGACGTGTTTCTGTGCCTGGGCCGGGGCGATGACAGGCAGGGAGAGGGATGGCGTCTCAGACATGGAAGGCGGCCTCTGCTGGGGTGCCGGGGCCGTAAGCCCGGCTGATCTGCGCGATTGTGACTGTCAGCGCGGTGACTGGCGCGCCGGTATCCGCAAGCTGGTCAGCGGCGGTGTAGGTGAAGGCGGGCGTGGTGGTTTCGACCTGGCGGATCACGGCGCCGCCCGCGTTGATGGTGAGGGCATAGCGCTCCGCGTCTTCCCCAAGAGGGACGTCCAGCGGCTCCCACGCATCGCCGTTGATCCGGGTGCGGCGTATCCAGGTGAGGTGAATGTCACCGGCGGCATCGCGGCGGGCAAGAAGGTGGACAGGCGACAAAGGCCGCAGCCCCCTACCTGCCAGTGTGATCTCGCGGGCCTGATAGGCCGGGTGAGAGATTGCGGCGGGGGCCGGTCCGTAGCGCCACAGGAAGGGAAAGCCATGCTCCTGTTCTGACAGGGCCGGCTGACGCAATGGGCCGCCGAGCAGCACGAACCGGGCACCGGCTGCGCGCAGCGGATGCATTTCGGGCTCAGACCCGGCCTGGCCACGCAGGAGATGGGACAGCTCGTATGTGTCCGGGGCGATGAGATCGGCCTCGCGGAACTGGATGACTTCGAAGCCGGTGGCCTCGTCGCCGATTACCGCGGCGTTGGCCCCGCCCATGAGCGCCGTTGTGGAAACACTCTCAAGCGTGCCGCCATAAAGACGGAGCTGAAGGCGGTTGGCGCGGTCCCACCGGCCGCCGGGCCCTGCCGGCAGATCCGCCAGCACCTCACCCATGACAGCGGGCGCCGGCAAGGCGGTATCGAGCGTGAGATCATCCGGCGAGGTGCCGCGATAAAGAGCAACGCCGCCCGGCCAGGGACTGGCTGTGGCAGCGATGAAGGGGGCGTGCGGCACCTGGCCGTCGCGCAGCATGGGCAGATCGAGAAACAGGAGCTCAACGGGGCCGAAGCTCGCAACAGCGGGGCCTGCCGCACTGCGTTCGGGCGCGCTTAGGGGGCCGAAGATGCCTGGCTCGGCGGCCAGGGCTTCCGCAGCCCGGAAGGGGCCATCTGAAATGCGCATGAGGCGGAGGGTGTGGCTGCGCTCATTGTGGGCGCAGGTGATGCTGTCGCCGGGATCAAGGGCGAGGGCCGAGGGCGGCAGGGCGAAGGATGCCTGCTCCCGGGCGATCCAGCTGTCCTGCAACCCGGTTTCGGCGATGCGCAGGGCTTCCTCCTGCCGCAGGACCACCGGCAGGGCCGCGCCTGTGACCCTGTCAGACTTCACCGTCTGGCGCTGCACGCCGATGGCGGCCTGCCGGTAGCCCGTGTCCGCTTCGATGTAGGAGAGCTTGCTGGCGGCGGGCAGATCCGTCTCCTGGGCGCGGGTGAGGCTCAGGGGCGGGGCGGCGCTTCCGGTTTCAACGGCCAGGGTGTCGGTGCTTGTGGTCAGCACGGGCTGGCTGCCGCGATGAATGAAGCGGATCACGCCCTCGCTTTCCACCGCGTTGAAGAAATAGGCGCGCATGAGAGGGCCAAGGGCGGCGCGGGCGCTCATGGCGCGGTCGATGATGTAGCCGTCGACGAGGCCGGATAGTCCGCTTACGTCATAGTCACCAAAGCCCTGCGCCTCCATCAAGGCCGCGACGAGGCGGCCGAGGGGGACGGCACCGAGGCGGCCGGTGAGCCAGTGGCCCAGGCGCCAGTTGTCGCCGTCGCTCCACAGGCGGGTGGCCTGGGGGAAGGCGGGCCAGGGACGCGCGTCCCATGTCCAGACATGGATGGCGTCCGGATCAACCATGCGGCCGCCATAGAGCGGGGAGACGGGATTGTCAGCCTCATCGAAATCCGCCGACGAGGGGTGCCAATGGGCGTGGTGGGCGAGCAGGAACTGGCGCTGGATCACGTCGTCGCGCAGGCCGCGCGAGAAATGGGGCAGATGGCTTTCGGCGGATTTGGGGTCGAAGAAGACATTGGGCTGATTGGCACCACGGTCCACTGCCGGGCAGCCGAGCTCGGTGAACCAGATGGGTTTCGAGCGGGGGACCCAGGCGGTCTGACCGCCGGTCTCAGTGCCGCCGACGCGGTTGATGTGCGGGTTGGACCACCAACTGACGAGGTCCTTGTAGCGGAAGACCCAGGGCTTGCCTGCGGCGCCATCGGTGATGGGAGTACGGGTCTGGGCGGTGCGGTCTGTTTCGGACGCATAGAACCAGTCAAAGCCCTCGCCGCCTGCAATGTTGCCGCGCAGATAGGCCAGGTCCTGGGTGGACGGCGCACCCGCGAGGGCATCGAGGTGCCCCTGCCCGTCCCGCCAGTCGGCCAGGGGCATGTAATTGTCAATGCCGATGACATCGATATGGGGGGATGCCCAGAGGGGATCGAGATGGAAGGTGACGTCGCCTGATCCATCCGTGGGCTGGTGGCCGAAATATTCGGACCAGTCGGCGGCATAGGTGAGCGTGGTGGCGGGGCCGAGGATCTGACGGACATCGGCGGCGAGCTGCTGCAGGGCGGCGACTGCGGGATAGCCGGTGTCGTCCCGGACCCAGGTGAGGCCCCTCATCTCGGTGCCGATGAGGAAGGCCGCGACACCGCCTGCCGCCTTGCACAGATGGGCATAGTGCAGGATCTGCCGACGGTAGGACCATTCGGGCGGGCCGGCATAGGTGACATTGGTGCCGGTTACCGTGAAGTCGCTTGGCTGGGCTGACCCGAAGAAGGCTGCGACTTGCGCGGCTGCCGTGGCCGACCTGTCCGGCGAGCCGGGCTGGCCGGGGGCGGGATCGACGGTGATGCGGCCGCGCCAGGGATGCTGCGGCTGGCCGATGAGGCCCGTATAGGGATCCGCCAGCACATTGCCGGGCGGGATGTCCATCATGATGAAGGGATAGAAGGTGACGGCGAGGCCGCGGGCGGCAAGGTCCTGCACGGCCTCGACCACAGAAGCATCTGACGGGGTGCCGCCATAGGCCGGGCGGCCGTCGATGGTGGTGACGGGGTCCGCCGACTGACGGTCAAGGCCGGAGACGTGCCAGGTGGCGGGCGTTGTCGCCTGCCCCGCTTCGACCACCTTGGGACGCAGGGTGCAGGTGCCGGCACGCAGATCATCGCCGAACCAGGCCACGATAAGCCCGGCGCGGGCGAGGTTCGGGCAGGTGTCCTGCAACTGGTCGATGGCCACGGTCCAATCGGTGGCACCGAGCGCGTTGTTGGTGTTGAGGGGTTCTGAAATGCCGCCAGGGAACAGACGGCTCTGCGGCGCGGGGCTGTAGCCGAACTCAGTCGCGCCGGGGATGATGGTGACGGCGCGGATGAGGCTTTCAACGTCGTTCAGGGCACGGAACACTTCCACCTGCAATTGCGGCAGGCGGTTACCGTAGGGTGCAAGCGGCAGGCGCTCGAAGACCACATAGGCAAGACCGCGAAAGGCGGGGACGCGGCCTGCCCCTTCCACGGCTTCGATCAGCGGATCCGGGCCTTGCGTCTCCGTGCCCGTGTGCAGGCGCCAGGCAATCTGGCTCAGATCCATCAGCTTGCCGTCGGCCCAGATGCGGCCGATGCGGGCAATTGGGCCCTCGCACAGGCCGAGTGCGAAATTGCCGAAATAGCGGTATTCGATCGTGGTAGTGCGTTGGGTCTGGGTGGTGGTGGAGCCACTACCGCCACCGCCCTTGCCGCCCCCTGAAGAAGACGCCGTGGCGGTGGATTCAGTGACCGTCTCGACGATGTCCTCATCGAAATCCGTGGCCCAGATGAGCTGGCCGGACAGACGCGCCCGCCCGAAGGCGCGGGGAATGGGCGCGCCTTCGCTGGAGGACATGACCTGCACATCCGAGAGGCGCGGGCCTTCGACCGTGTATTCCTGAAGGAACTCCTGGGACGGTGCCCCGAAGAGATGCTGGTCCGCCAGCGAGCCGATACCAGCCCCGATGGCATTACCGATGGCGGCACCGGTGATGTTGGTGCCGAGGACAGTGAGACCGGACGGCAGCAGGGCGTTGCCCGCCGCCGCGCCGGCCGTGGAAAGAAGAACAGATGCCATGGGGTGCCGTGTACTGAAGGAGGCCGGTCAGGTGGGGATGCGGGCGGGCCAGCGGCAGGCGGCAGCAAGGCGTGTGTGCCACCAGCGGCCGAGATGGGTTTCGCATACGGCGCGGCCCGAATAGGCATGGATCATGGTGTCGGTTCCAGTGGTGGTGCCGGTGAGGATGCCCGCATGCTTGATGGGGCTGTGGGGCACCATGCGGAACAGCAGCACGTCGCCTGCGCGCAGATCATCCAGCGGCGCGGGCTCGAGATGGCGCGAGGCTGCGTTGTGCAGCGTCTCCTCACCGGACACCTCCGCCCATTCAGGCGTATAGGGCGGGACTGTTTCCGGCTCCTGCCCATACAGCGCGCGATAGATGCCGCGCACGAGGCCGAGACAATCCGTCCCCGCGCCGCGACAACTGGCCTGGTGACGATAGGGCGTACCGAGCCAGCGCCGCGCCTCCTGAAGAGCGGCGTCATTCATCGCAAGCGTATGAGGGTGCGTCATGGCAGGCGGGCCTATTGGAGGGAGCCGCCGGAATGGCCTTCGCCCCGGCGCGGGTAGCTGGTGACGAAGTCATTGCCGGGCATGAGGGGGAAGCCCCGGAAATTGAGGATGTTGGCGAATTTTGCGCGGCAGGTGCCGACGGTCTTGTCGCAGCCGGCGGTGACCGCGACAGCATCGCCCGTATCAAAGACGCGGGGAGTTGATTGCCAGAACTCAATGAGCGTGCCGGTCGCCGTGCGCCGATGGCCGCGCACTTCAAAGGACAGACCCTGGTTCACGCCATTGGTGGCGGTGAGCACGCCACGGTCAAACCAGCCGGAAGCGAAGTCATCGAGGCCTGCTATTTCCACCGAGCGGGCATCGGGCATGGCGGTGATGGTGCCGGTGCCGCGGAAGGCCGCCGAAGCAAGATCGACGCCGCAGCGGGCATCCCCCAGAACCGCATCGCAGGTGAACTGGTAGATACGGCCGACGGGCTGGTTGAGCTTGTGGGCAAGACCGCGGATCTCTGCACGAAAGGAAGAACCGCTGCGGGACACCTCGCCGAGATTGCCCTTGCGCATGAGGACACGCTGGGCCGTATCCGCCCAGTTGACACGCCAGATTTCCACCACCGCGTCATCGAAGCGCCCGGCGGCCAGTTCTTCCTCCGACAGGCGGTCGGATGACAGGGCACCGACCACATCGAGATTGTCCACCGCCAGGCCGGTGCTGCTTTCAATGGCGCTGGCACTGATGGCGGCGACCGCTTCGAAGGTGGTGCCGCTGAAGGATACGTCCTCATCATGATCGGTGAAGCCGAGTGTCAGGCCGTCCGGGCGGACCAGCCGCCAGCAGTGACACAGGGTGGTGGCCCCACTGTCGAGATGCGCTTGGAATTCGGGCGAGAGGGACTTCATACGCGCACCTCCACCAGCGGGATGGACGGGATGTCGCCGGCCAGGATGTCGCTCAGGCGGATATCCAGATGATCCGTATCGAACCGGACGGGGACATCGAACTCATAGCCCGCCGTGATGGAGGCGCCGGGACCGGGGATGGCGAGGAAGGCGAAGGTGACGAGACCGGTAGTGTAATCCACCGTGACATCTGTGCCGTCCGTCTGCTCCGCGCCGTCCACCGCGATGCGGACAGTGCCTGCCACGGGCTTGGCGATGGGACGGGTGTAGCTGTCATCGCCGCTTGCGTAGGTCTTGGTCAGCTGGAAGGCCTGGGTGGCGCCGTCACCGGTGCCTATCGGCTGATCGGCGGGAGTGACATCGGTGACTGGCGGGCAGGATTTGAAATCCGTGTGGTCCTTGTAGCGGAAGCCATGCAGGCGGCCGCGCCGTGCTTCGAAGAAGGCAATCACCTCGTGCAGATCGTCCCGGCCCGTGAGGCCGTAGCCCGCATCGTAGCGGCGGCGGGCATGGGCCCAGGGGGTGTTGCGCTCCTCGAACCCGTTGGCGAGTTCGACAATTTCGGTGCGGCGCTCGGGGCCGCCGCTGGAGCCGAAGGAAATGCGCGTGGGAAAGCGCACATCATGAAAGGCCATCGGGCTGCGCTCCTACTGGGTGCGTCGGGCGCGGGCAAGCGCCCGGCTCATGACGCCTGCAATCTGCGCTTCGGAACGGTGGAACGAGCGGGCATCGGGCGTGGAGACATTGACGGTGACGGAGATGGGGGCTGCCCCCGCCCCCGCGCTGACGCCGAGGCGGCCATCGGCCCCGCGGGACAGGGGGAGGATCGCTTCCGGACCGGCCTCCCCCATGAGGCCCATGCCGCCGGTGAGCGGAAACGCCGTGGGCCCGCTGACCACACCGCCACGGGCGAAGGGGCGGACATTGCCGCCTGCCACTACCGCGCCGTTGGCGGCGGCGAACAGGCTGCCGAGTGCATTGGAGGCGATGGACCCGATGCCGTCAGCTATGGGGTCAAGCGCTGCATCAAACACGGAGCGAGAGGCCTGGAGTGCCACGTCCCGCAGCACGTCAGACAGGTTTTCGCCGCGCAGGATCACCCGGTCGAAGGCGGAGCCCAGGGACTGGGAGATGGTGTCGCCGACGGAAGCGGCGATGTCTCCCACCTCCTGCATGCCCTGCTCCAGGTCGCTGAGATCCGCGCTGACGGATACGGAGAGGCCGTCGATTTCGGTCATGGGTCGGGAAAGGCCTCCATGAGGGCTGAGAGGTCCCGCCGCGCCAGAGGGGGGGATGGCGCGGCGGGGTGGGCCATGGCTGGGGCTGAGGCGCCGGCGGTCGCGCGCACAAGCTCACACAGCGTCATGGCCCAAAAGACGTGCGGCGGCAGACGGAGACGGCCAAGACCCGTTTCCATCACATACCGCCAGGGAAAAGGCGTTTGCGTCACGCCGGGCCGCTGCCCGGTGAGGCATCCGTCAGGGGACGGAAGGTGGCAGCCATGAGGTCTGCCACAATGCGGACATAGCCGGGGGCGCCGCCTTCAACGCGCATGGCGGCGACGGCGTCATCCGGCACGTCCTCCCCTGCCCCGCGCAGGCCCGCGGCGATGATGCGGATGCAATCGCGGGCCGCGAGGCGGCCGGAGGTCAGCTTTTCGGCGATGGCCAGAATGTCGGTGCCGCCGAAGGCCTGTTCCAGCTCGGCAAGCGCGCCGAGGGTGAGCACGAGGGTGCGGGGACGGCCATCGAGGATGGCAGTGATTTCGCCGCGATGCGCGTTGGCCATCGGATCAGGCCGCCGTGAAGGTGAGCGCACCGGCGGAGGCGAGTGTCAGCTCATAGGTCATCTCGCCATTGTGCTCACCGGCATAATCGAGGCCGGTGATCTGGAACGGGCCCTCGACGGTGCCGAAGCCGGGGAGAATGACCTGCCAGTCGCGGATGGTGCCTGCGAAGAAAAAGTCGCGGGTGGTGGCGTCGGTGACGGCGTCCTTGAAGATGCCGGAGCCGCTGAGGGCGGCGGACTTGATGCCCGCCTCGCCCAGAAGCTCACGCCAGGCACCGGCGGAATCCGCGTTGGTGACGTCGATGGTCTGGGCATTGAAAGAGAGCGACCGCGAGCGCAGGCCAGCGACGGTGACGAAGCTGCCTGTGCCGGTGCTGTCGAGCTTGAGGAGCAGGTCTTTTCCCTTCTGGGCGGTCATGAGGTCTCCAGTGCAGATGGCGGTGCGGGTGGGCTCAGATGTCTTCTGTGACGGCGCGGTAATCGAGCACGCCATGCCAGGTACGGCCGTCGGGGTCGGTGAGAATCCGGGCACTGACGAATCTCAGATTGATCAGATGGCCGCTTTGCAGGGCGAGGTCGGCGTCATGCAGGCAGGAATGGATTGCGTCAGAGATGGCGCGGATGGTGCGGCGGCCACCGTCGCGGGCCCAGACATGCAGGCGCAACTCGTGCTCAATGCCGGTCTCTGTGCCAGTGCTCCAGTCGCGCCAGGCGCCATCGCCCAGGGTGACGTAAGGCAGGGCCGCGTGCGGCGGGACTCGGTCATAGAGGTGCGGGCCGCCGAGCAGGCTGGTGAGCGGGGCGTGGGCGGACAGGGCTGCGACCAGCGCCTTCTGCAGGGCCCAGTCATGGGTGCCGGTCATGGGCGTGGGCTCCCGTGCAGCTGGCGCAGCAGGCGGATGACGCGGGCGCGGAAGGCTGTGGCATGGCGCGCCACGGCGGGGCCAAGCCAGGGATAGGCGGGAATGCGCCGTGTGCCGAACTCAAGGAAAGTGCCGTAGTCGAGCGGCGTGGTGATGCGGGCCATGAGACTGCCTGGGGACGGCTGGATGCGCAGGGACCGGGCAAGGCGGCCGGTGCGGGAGACCGGGCGGATGCCGGCATTGTCGAGATGGGCGCGGGCATCGCGGCGGATGGCGTCAGCCACGTCACCAACTTCAGCGGCAAGGGCCTTGCGGATGCGGTCCGTGTGGCGTGCGAGGCCGCGGCGGGCTGTGTCCTGGCCGGTGAGCCGGGTGCGGATGCGGGTCATGGCTGGTGCTCGTGGCAGCGGGCCTCGGTCCACCGGCGCGTGCCGTCGGGGTCGAGGACTGCATCGACACTCAGTGTCTGTATGCCGTTGCGGAGGCGGTGGCCGGGGCGGATGTCGGTGCGGTGGCGGCAGGTGACGCGGTAGCGGACAGCGCCGCCGGGCTGCTCTGCGTCGATGCCAGGGCCGGCTGACAGGGGCGTGACGGCACCCCAGAAGCTGGTTGCGACCTGCCAGGAACGCGTGGTGCCGCCGCCGCCATCGCTTGCATCAATGGGGGTTTCGAGCACCAGCCGCTTGCGGAGCTGGCCGGGGCGCAGGGCGTAGAGCTGGGTCATGGGCTTAGAGCTTCGGCAGGCGGTAGGGGGCGATGAGGGCATCCACGGTGGCGGGGATGCGGGTGGCGCTGCCATTGAGGACGACGGGCACGCGGTTTTCGTACCAATGGGCGACGAGCAGCAGGACGGCATGGGCGAGCGGCGGCGGCACGGACTCGGCATTGGTGCCGTAGCCTGCGTCATAGGCGATGCGGATGCCGTCCACCGCCGCGCCGGGCGCGGGCCAGGCATGGCCCGGCGCCGGAATGAGGCGGGCGCGCAGACCGGTGCGGTCGATGTGCCAGGTATCGGCTGCCAGCAAGGTGACGGTGCCGGAGGCGTCCGCCACTTCCACCGAGTTGACGGTGATGAGCGGCGGGTGCGGGAGCGGGACCGCGTTTTTGTGTGGCCAGCGGTTAAGGGTGAAGGCCAGGCTGCGGGTGATGAGCGCGCGGCCAGTGCGGGTCTCGACCGTGTGGCGGGCCGTGGCGATGAGGGACGCAAGCAGCGCGTCTTCATCGGCGGCGTCGATGCGCAGCAGGGTCTTCGCCTCCGCCAGCGAGACGGGCTCGCTGGCGGGCGGCGTGAGGACAGTGATTGACATGGGCTGCCGATCAGACCGGGCGCATATGGGCGTGGCCGAGCAAGGCCAGGGCTGCGAGCGGTGTGCCGGAGGCGTGGACGCCTGAGAACTCTGCCACGACGCGGGAATAGCGGCGGCCGCCGACATAGCCGACGCGGTAGGTGGTGCCGTCTTCGGCGGGGTCGTCGATGACGGCGTAGGCACCGGACGCCCCGAGCGTGGGGCCGAGAGCGTCGGCATCGGTGGCGGCCTCCCAGCCCACACCATCATGGGAGTGTTCGAGCTTGAGGGTGATGCTGACTGAGGGAGACAGGGTGTCGCCGGAGGCACCGAGGGTGACGGCGTGGTCGACGCTTTCAAAGCCGCGGCGATCGATAGATGCGCCTGTGGCAGTTGTGGTGTGGGTGGCGGGGGCAAGCGTGTGCCGCACCGCCACCTGGTTGTGGAGGTCGCGCATGGGGAAATCCTTGACTGTCAGGGAACGGAGGATCAGGAGGCTGCGAACTTCATGAGCTTGATGGCTTCGAAGTTCTGCACGCCGCCGCCGACGCGCTTGGTGGTGTAGAACAGCACGTAGGGCTTGCGCGTGTAGGGGTCACGCAGGGTGCGGACGCCGAGACGGTCAACCACCAGATAGCCGCGGCGGAAATCACCGAAAGCAAGGGCTGTTGCATCAGACGCGATGTCCGGCATGTCCTCTGCTTCGGTGATGGCGAAGTTGAGGAGCGTGGCGGGCTGACCGGCGGCGAGGCCCGGCTGCCAGAGATAGTTGCCGTCGGCATCCTTGAACTTGCGGATCTCGCCCTGGGTGGTGCGGTTCATCACCCAGTGCGCATTGGCGCGGTAACCGGCCTTGAGCGCATAGACGAGATCAACCAGCGCGTCCTGCGGGTTGGAGGCGTGGAACGCGCCATCGGCACCGGAGGGCAGATAGCCGAGCTTGCCCCAGGACCAGGCGTCGTCGGCAACGCTGTCATAGGCGAGGAAGCCGCGCGGCTTGCGGATGCCGTCGCCGGTGACGAAGGCCGAGCCTTCCTGCTCGGCAAAGGCGATCTGCACTTCGGAGGCGAGCCACTCCTCGATATTGACGGCGCTGTCATCGAGCAGGGACTGGGTGGCGGCGGGCATGGCGTAGAGTTCCATGGTGGGGAACTCGACTTCCGACAGGACGGGGGCGGATGTCTCGGGCCGGGTGTCCGCCTCGCCGACCCAGCCGGCCTGGGCGCCGGTGGTGGCGATGGGCTTTTTCAGGGACGCACCGGAGACCTGGCGCACATCGGCGATGGCGCGGATGGGCGAGGCTTCGGACATGATGCGGGCGATCTCGGCTTCGGTCTCGGTGGGCACGAGATAGCCGCCATCGGGATCGGACTGGCGGGACAGGGCCTTCAGCTCGAGGGAGCGCAGCTCCATGGTGTCGCCGCGGCGCATGTAGCCGTCCCAGGCCTGCTTGTGCTCAAGCTCAGTGAGGGATGCGCCGATGGCGGGCGCGCCGTCGCGGCCCGGGCGGCGGGACTTGAGCAACAGATCATCCATGCGGCGCTTCTGCTCATCCATGGCGGTGTTGATGCGCTCCACCTTGTCGGCGGTGACGACGTCGGCGCTCACGCGCTTTTCGATCTGCGACAGGCGGTCGTCATTGGCGTCCTTGAACTGCTCGAAGGCATTGAGGAAATCGCCGAAGGCGTCGCGCAGCTCGGTGGACTGGGGGTCCCACTGAATGGCGGTACTGGCCGGGCTGTCGGCCTTGGTTTCGAGGGTCATGCGGGGTCGGGCTCCTTTGGCCGTGAGGAAGAAGACGGGGCGGCGGGGCGGGACAGCACGGTGCCCGCCCGGCGGATCACGCGGGCGAGCGCCTGGGACTGCTGCGGGGTGAAAATGTCGAGCGCAGGTGGAGTACGCGCGGGTGGCGACGGGCGGGCCTTGATGCGGCTGACGCGGGCGGCGTCGAGCATGGGGAAGGTGACAAGCGAGACTTCCCACAGGTCGATTTCGTGCAGCACGCGACCACCGCCGGCGCGGCGGGCGGCGCGGACCGCGTGAAAGCCGATGGACAGGCCCGACAGGGCACCCGCCGCGAGCAGGGCGTGGACCTCCTGCCCGCCTGCGGCATCAAGCGCCAGACTGCCTTCGACCCACAGGCCCTGCGCGTCTTCAACAAGGCGCGTCCAGGTGCCGATGGGGCGGGCGACGTCGTGCTGGTAAAGCATGGCGATGCGGGCGGGGCCGCGCGAGGTGAGCGCCTTGGCAAAGGCGCCCGGCTGCACGATGTCGCCCTGGCTGTCGGCCACGCCGAACAGCGACGCATAGCCTGCGAAACTCCCCTGCCCGGTCGCCACCGTGCTCAGGGGAATGGGCGCGGCTGACGGCTTGAGGGCAAGGCGCGTGGAAGCGCCCGCCCGCTTGGTGGTGCGGATGGTCATCTGGCTTTGGGGGTCCGGGTTGGTCTAGTTGCCGGTGAGGCGGTCGAGCTTGGTCTCGATGCGGTCGACGGACTGGCGCAGATAGCGCATCTGTTCCTCGACGCGGGCGGTGCGCTCGCCGATACGGGCACCGGCAGAGACTTCACGCTCCAGATAGTCGATGCGCTGCATGGCGGCGCCGGCCCAGACGAGGGCCCCGGCGGTCTGCACCGCCATCGCCACGATCAGCGCGATGGGGACGCGCTTGTCGAGATGCCAGTGGCTTGCCGCCTCGCGGTCGTAGTCACTCATCGCCATAGCCAAGCGCCACACGCTTCTCAGCATCACTGAGGAAGGTGGCGTCGTTGATGCGGGTCCAGAGGGCTTCGCGGTCGGTGTTGAGGGCGTCCAGCTGGTCGGGGTCGTACCAGAGGCGTAGATTGGTGCCGTAGCGCGGGGCGAGCCAGGCGGTGATGGCGTGGCAATAGCGGCCGACCAGCGGCAGCACGGTTTCGCGCCAGAAGGCGCGGTTGGCTTCGGCGTAATTGGCATAGGTGTTGTCGCCAGGGATGCCCAGGAGCATGGGCGGCACGCCGAAGGCGAGCGCGATTTCGCGCGCAGCAACGTTCTTGGCCTCGATGAAATCCATGTCCTTCGGGCTGAGGGACATGGGCTTCCAGTCGAGCCCGCCTTCAAGCAGCAGCGGGCGGCCTGCATTATCCGTCCCCTGATGGGTCTGCTCGAGTTCGTCTTTCAGGCGGTTGAATTGCTCGTCGGTCAGGTGTTCAGCGCCTTCCGGGCCTGCATAGACGAGCGCGCCTGAGGGGCGGGCCGCATTGTCGAGCAGGGCCTTGTTCCAGGCGCCGGCGGCATTGTGGATGTCGATGGCAAAAGCGGCGGGCTCGAGCGGGCTGAGGCCGTAGTGATCATTGGTGGGGTGATAGAGCTTGAGGTGCAGGATGGGGCCGGACATGGGACCGGCCTCGGGCAGCGGGAAGGTCACGGTCTGGCCATTGGCCTGATATTCATAGGCCTCCGGCCAGCCCTGGGGGCCGGGGATGAGCTTCATGCGGTCCGGCCGCAGGGCATAGAGCTCGCGCGGTTCGCCTCCCATTTCCACCAGTTCGAGATAGGCGTTCCCGGCGGTTTGAAGGTGGGCGAAGAAGGCGCAACGCACGTCGCTCCCCTCCTCCATGGGATTGGGGCGGGCCAGAAGATCAAGCAGCGGGTGGGTGTCCAGCTCGCGCGTGCCCTCATAGGCAAGCAGCGGGACGGCGGCGGCGCTTTCGGCGATGCGGCGGATGGCGCGGTAGACGATGGGGTTCTTCTCCAACCCTTCGCGCGCGAGGGCGGAGAAATCACGCGGCGTCCAGCGGGCGCGGCCCTGGGTATGCAGCGCCACAAGCGGGCCGGTGCGGGACGCCTTGGTTTCGGGCGCTGGGGGCCGGGACGCAAAGAGGCGTGCCCGGCGGGAGGGCCAGGAGAATATAGGCATGGGTTCTTTCTTGCTGTAAGGCGCAGGCTGGCTGTGTGGCCAAGCCGGCTAGCTAGCGCGGCAGGTCGATGCCGAAGCGCGCGCCGCTTGTTTTGCGGTTTTCAACCCAGGCCGTCCCGCCATGGGCTTCGGCGATGGCCTTGACCAGGGACAGGCCGAGGCCGGTGGCGACTTCGCCGCCGGTGGGGGCTGCGGAGAGCGTCTGGAAGCGGCCGAAAACACGGGCCATGTCGTCGTCGGTAAGGCCGGGGCCTTCATCCTCGACAGTGAAGCGCAGGCGCGCGTCACCCGGCGAGGCGGCCACGCGGATGGCGCTGCCGGGCGGGGCATATTTCACTGCGTTGGAGACAAGATTATCCAGCGCTTCGATAAGAAGATCCTCGTCGGCAGACAGGGTGAGACCGTCAGGCACGGCGACGGTGATGGCCATCTGCTTGCCGGTGGCATGATCCTGGTTGAAGCCTACGGCGCGGGACAGGACATCGGCCACATCCACCTCCGCGCGGTGCAGCGGCAGGGTTTCCGTCTCCTTGCGGGCCCGGTCCATCATGCCGGCGATGAGGGTGGACATGCGGTCCACGGCTTCGAGTGATTTCTCAGCGGCCTTGCGGATGTGATCGTCAGTGGCCGGAGCATCGGCTGCGAGTGCCGCGAGGATCGCGTCGCTGCGCAGGGAGATGGTTTGCAGGGCGCCGCGCATGTCGTGAGCGGCGAGTGCCAGAAGCTGGCTCTTGGTGGCGTTGGCCGCGCGGGCGGCGGCGGCGCGCCTGTCCAGCCGCTGATTGGTGCGGCGCAGGGACTGGATGAGCTGCTCACGCTCCCGCTCCAGCCGCATGCGCTCGATTTCAGCCTGGGCGCGGACGCCATAGATGCGCAGGATGCGCTCCACCTGATCGGGAGACTCGATGGGGGTTTCGGACAGCACGGCCAGATGGCCCTTCACTTCTCCGTCGGCGGACCACAGGGGCACGCCCGCATAGCCTTCATAGCCCTGCTCGACCGGAAACAGGCGGGCGACGTCGCAGGGGATGACGACGGTGCGGCCTTCATAGACGCGCTGACAGGGGGTGCCCGCCAGATCATATTCAAAGCCCTGGGCAGTCTGGTTTTCGCGGACGACGAAGCGGGCATGGGCACGCTCGGGCGGCGCCCCCACCGCTTCGGTCAGGAAGGCGACGGTGACATCCATGGCGGATTGCAGGGAGCGCACCAGGGCAAAGAGAAACTCCTCCCCCACATGGGCGGCCACGCCTTCGGCGATGGCGAGCAGGACAGGCTCGTCGGCCGGGTTTGCCATGGCGTGTTGATCCTCCGCCGGGGTTGCGGTCAGGTCTGGTGCGGGCAAACACATAATTCCGTTCGGGTTATTCTTCAATCGCCGGTGCGGCATGACGCACAGGGAGCCTATAG